ATGCCATTCATTGCCATTATCGCCATTGTTGTCATCGTCATCATTCTGAACAAAACCGGGGTGTCCGAGAGCCTCACGGCCCTGACCCTTGCCACTGTTGCCGCACTGCTGACGGGCGGAGGGGCAGCAGGTGCCGCCAGTGTCGCGCTGACACCGTTCGTCGGCGTGCCGGTGGGTATTTTCGTGGGCATTTATGTCTTTGCCAAAGTGGTTCGTCTGATTTCAGGAAAAAAATAATGAAACGTAAAACACTGCCTCTGCTGGCGCTGGTTGCCACCACTCTGTTTCTCAGCGCATGCGATGACAGAAGTGATGACCTGAAGGCCATCAGTAAATTTAAGGACCTCACCCCACCGCGTTTCAGTGATGTGGTCAGCCACCAGGATGATGTCAGCGAAGAATGGTCACAGGTTGACTACTTATCCGGTCCCACCTTGCAGGTTTTACGTACCCGCCAGTCGCCCGATGGCTGCGAGGGTGGCAGTTACTACTACCTCGTGGATATGCAGGAAAAAACCGTCCAGCCACTGATGAATGCGCTGTGTATTGCCGATAACATCAAACTGGAATACCAGGAGGTGACGGACCCGTATACCAAAGAAAAATACTTTGAGTACGCCCATGACGGCAAACTGATGGGGCGACTGCTGATACCCTCAAACCCTGAGAACCAGGAATAAAACAACGACAATGGAGACAAGAATGACAATACTTTCACTAAGTCGGTTTATGCTGGCGGGTGTACTGCTCGCGAGCTTTAATGCCTCTGCTATCCCGGGGTTCTGGCAGCAGGGTTACGGTCAGGGCAATACGGAATACAGCGTGACCGAAGCCAGCGGGAAGACGTTTACCATCAACTGCACAGGGAACCCGGACCAGAATGGTTTCTATCAGCATTCAGTCTTTCTTACCCTTGCCGATGACAAGATGGTCAGTTCGCACGATGACGACACTACTATCACCGTAGTGATGGATCACCAGCAGTACATTATTCCGTCCAGCCTGGGCTGGCGTAACGGCGATAACGCCTGGTTTGACTTCATCAGCAATATCTCTGAGGCCGGGCTGTTCGACGTCTACGTCAATGACCACAAAGCAGGGACCTTCACTGCGGACCGGAAGAACGCTGAGAAAGTTCTGTCCACTCTCGGAGACTGCAGCAACGACTGATAGTAGTATCTTCCCCAGCAAATCCACCCCGACAGCTAGCAGGCTGCCGGGGTTTTCTTTTATCAGGAGCCCGAAAATGTCCCAATCCGTGTTGCTGCCACCGGGGCCTTTCACCCGGAGACAAGCGCAAGCGGTCACTACCACGTACAGCAATATCACACTCGAAGACGACCAGGGCAGTCACTTCCGCCTGGTGGTTCGTGATACTGAAGGCCGGATGGTCTGGCGGGCATGGAACTTTGAGCCGGATGCCGGTGAAGGTCTTAACCGCTATATCCGCACCTCAGGCATCCGTACAGACACGGCCACCCGCTGATCGCGAAGCATTTACCCGCAACATTTCACCTCCCCGAACACACTTTATATCCCCATACGCCAGCCATCGCCGCTGGCGTTTTTATTGACGGAGACATACCCATGACAACACAGACGCAGCACGACCTCGCACCCGCTAACCAACCCGAATTTGAACTGACCGTCACGCGGGTCCCCGATGAACAGCGTATCGATTTCTGGCCACAGTACTTTGGCGCTATCCCGCAGTGGCTACTCCTGGAGCCGCATATCTTCGCCTGGATGGACCGCTTCTGTGAGGGCTACAGCGGTGGTATCTGGTCGTTCTACACCCTCAGCAATGGCGGCGCATTTATGTCCCCCGAGCCTGACAACGATGAGACATGGCGTCTGTTTAACTGCCTGAACGGTAACGATGCCCAAATGAGTGCAGAAGCAGCAGGTATTGCTGTCTGCCTGATTGCGTATAGCCACCATGCCTGCCGTACAGAATGTGACGCGATGACCGCACACTATTACCGCCTGCGGGAGTATGCCATGCAACATCCAGAGGCCCACGCCATTCTGCGTATTATCGACTGACCGAAGGAGCAACAGATGAAACAGCTTTCCTTTTTACCCGGCGAGATGACGCCACAGGACCGGCGTCTCATTCAGCGGGCGCTCAGGGCTCTGGACCGCCACCTGCATGAGCCCGGCGTAGCCTTCACCTCTACCCACGCCGTACGTGAATGGCTGCGACTGCATATGGCCGCGCTTGAGCGGGAAGAGTTCCGGGTGTTGTATCTGGACAACCAGAATCAGTTGATTGCCCATGAAACGCTCTTCACCGGCACGATTAACCGCACCGAGGTGCATCCCCGGGAGGTGGTCAAACGTGCTCTGCACTTCAACGCGGCGGCGGTGATACTCGCGCATAACCATCCTTCCGGCGAGACGACACCTAGCCAGGCCGACAAAACCCTCACGCAGCGACTGGTGCAGGTGCTTCAGCTGGTGGATATCCGTGTCCCTGACCACTTGATTGTCGGCGGCAGGCAAATCTATTCGTTCGCAGAACACGGTCTGTTGTGAGGTATGACATGAAAATTATCAGTAAACGCCGGGCAATGACGATATACCGCCAGCATCCTGAGTCCCGGATCTTTCGCTACTGCAGCGGAAAATATCAGTGGCACGGTAGCGTCTGCCATTACACCGGCAGGGACGTTCCGGATATCAAAGGTGTCCTTGCGGTATACGCCGAACGCCGCCAGGACCGCAACGGACCTTATACCTGCCTGATGAGCATCACCCTGAACTAACAGTAAAGGAGCTTATAAATGAGCAATATCACATGGGGCCTGCAGCGGGCTATCACGCCGCGCCTGGGAGCCCGTCTGGTGCCGGAGGGTAACCGACTGCACTACCTGGCTGACCGGGCCAGCATCAGCGGTAGATTCAGTGACGCCGAATGCCGGAAGCTGGATGAAACATTCCCGCACTTTATCCGCCAGATGGAATCGATGCTGACCACCGGTGAAGTCAGCCCCCAACATGCCCACTGCGTCATCCTGTACCACAACGGTTTCACCTGTGAAGCCGACACCCTTGGCAGTTGCGGCTACGTATACATCGCCATTTACCCCACTCAGCGTTAATTACCTTCACGAGAGCAAACATGAATACTTTACCTGCAACAACCCAGCGGGCGGCGAAACCCTGCCTGTCACCCGTGGCTGTCTGGAAAATGCTACTGACACACCTGCTGGAACAACACTATGGTCTGACCCTCAACGACACACCGTTCAGTGAGGAACGTATTATACAGGAACATATCGATGCTGGTATCACGCTGGCTGATACTGTGAATTTTCTGGTGGAGAAATACGAACTGGTCCGTATCGACAGGAAGGGATTTAGCTGGCAGGAACAGACTCCGTATATTTCCGTAGTAGATATTCTGCGAGCAAGGCGCTCTACCGACTTGCTAAAAACTAACGTGAAATAAACGATTAAATACAGAGCAGACTAAAGGAAAGCAAAATGCTAATCTCACAGACGAATAAGCTCCTGCTGTAACCTTCCCTCCCCTGCAAAAAACCTGACATTTTCTTTTAGGACCAACAATGGGACCAAAATGAAAATTGAATTGAAGGTTATCAGCTATTAAACAACAAGTTAAACAACCAATTCAGACTCCGCCAGCCCACCAAATAAAACAAGGGGTTACGTGAAAACGTAGCCCCTTTTTCTTTGGTAGTGGCGGCAAAATGGCGACAGAGTGTCGGACTGGCGGCAACAAAAAACCCGCCATTAAAGCGGGTTCTGTTCAGAAACTCATGTGGCCTTGACCACCTTTTCCAGGATGTGGCGGCGCAGAAGAAATTAGATTCGGTTTTATAATGTGCCGTACAAACGTTTCATGAGTAACGAACGTACAGCCACAATTTATATTTTGGCACTGGTTGTAACGTTCTTTTGTCGTAGCTGATACCTGAAAGCTGCTTCTGGTATGTGCTGCATGACCGCACTCTGGACAGTTCATCATCGCGGTTATCCCACCACTCTTGCCGTAGTCGCAATAATGATACATCATTATTCAATATTGAGAACCAGTTATTCAATTTCAAGATCACCAATCTTTACTTCAAGCTCCATGCTGGTCGTAAATCCATTATCCGGGCTGACAGAATGTGTCAGGGTGGTAATGGTCCATTCTGCATCATCGATCGGCTGCTTAAACCCCTTCACCTTTACCGGCATTTCCGTATAGAGATCAGCCCGCCCCTCAGCGAGCTGCAGGGAAAATGAAGCAACCCCACGCTGCAGACGTTCCCACTGCATTTTTGCTGCGCGCTCTGCATTGCTCCGGTTGGCGTAGGTACGATTAAGAACCAGCACGTTTTCATCCGTTCCCACCAGATAATCGCCCTGTTTTGCTTCCGGCTCTTTGGGTGTGGTGGTTTTCTTTCGACGACGCTTAACACTGGTTTTCTCTTTTTTCCTGGGTTCACGCGTATGCAACCAGCTGGCAATAACACCGGTATAGGCACCACGATCAGCAAGGGTGAACCGATGACCGTCACCGGCTTTGCGCGTGATGGTGATAACCGGCAGCGCCTTGCCGCTCGCCGTTCTTCCCTGTCCCTGCCGGATAAACAGCAGATTCCCGTCCTTAACGGAAGCAATCGCCCCATACTGTCTCGCCAGTTTCATCAGAAAACTTGCATCGCTTTCATTGGTCTGGTCCAGATGATCCAGCGCCTTATCCGTCAGGTCTTTACCCAGCGCCATTTTGAGGTTATGCCGGGCGGCTATTTCCTTTACCACCTCCCCCACCGTTGTCTGATGCCATGATTTTTCGCGCCGTGTATTGAGGGTTTCACGGAAATCTGCGCTACGCGCCCGGATGGTCAGCCGGTCAGGGGCACCGCTGTGTTCAATTTCATCCACAGTAAAAGCCCCTTTAGGGAAAAGCGGCTGGCCTTTCCAGCCCAGCGCCAGCTGAATCACTGCCCCTCGTCGCGGCAGGGCGATCAGCCCGTCGGCGTCATCCAGTTCCAGATCAAGCTGGTCCGCTTCAAAGCCCCGGTTATCCGTCAGCGTCAGACTCATCAGGCGGGTATCCAGCACGGTCGTCACGTCCTTACCTTCAATGACGATACTGAAAGCCGGGCTTTTGCTGTTCAGGCTCATGAGATCGGAATTAACGTTCACTGCAGCAAACCTCCAGCCGTGTTTTTAATCCCCCCAATCGCAGAGGCAGCAGAGTCCTGCAGGTTGCTGAGCTGGTCACTCAGACTCCCGAACATGTCAGACAGCGACTCATCAACCCGTTTGAGGGTGATCGTAAACTCAATGCGCCTGGGCATTCCGCCTGCAAAAAACTCCGTCTTTGTCTGGCTCAGACTCTCAATAACAAACATGCCGTAAATGGTTCCGCTGCCTTCAATCAAAGGCCAGGCTTTGCCCTGCTCTGCCATCAACTCCAGCGCCAGCAATGACAGCCTGCCTCCGGTCACTTCCGGCAGCAGAACCCCGGACAGTGTCAGTGAATCGTTATCCGGGCCAAGAAACTGCGTTGACGGGCGGCGGTTCACCCGGCTGTTGGTGGCATGTCGCCAACTGCGCTGATACTGCAGCTCCTGATAAGGGACAGTGCGCAGCATAAATACATATAAACCCAGTACCATCATCATGATTCATACCCCCCCTGATCGCTGAAATTGCTGCGCGCTTTTGCCCTGGCCCTGCGTTCCCGCTCGTCAAGCTGCCGTGCCACTTCACGAGCAATATCCTGCGCATTCTGTCCCGGCTGCGCGACGATATGAATGGGCGCATTTATCTCATAACGAATAACTGACGGAGAGCTGTCTGCCTTAACAGGCTGCGTCTGGTATGCCATCGCAGGCAGACTGAACGGATGAAGCGGAGCCGCTTCTGCAGGTGTCGCAGCTACCCCCATCACGCCTGCAACGACAGAGGCCAGCGCAGCAGTACGCCGCCTGCTGGTGACATTTGCCGGTCCGTTCACAATTTCAGGGCCATTTTCTCCGACAATGCCAAACTGCCCGCGTGGAATGATCCCGCCCGTGTCGTACATCCCCGCGTAAGCAGGGAACCCGCCGGGCGGCAGCACCACTTTACCGTCACTGTTCACCGTGGCGGACTGCTGCAGCGTGACCTGCGCGGGCAGTTTCGCCTTTGCCGCCTCCTTACTGACAATACCGAGCTTTTCCAGCAGCCACGACACACCGGATTTAAGTGATTCCAGCGGGTGCATCACCCTATTCAGACCTTCCGCCAGCGCCTCACCAAACCGGCGCCCCATTGCAGCTGCGCTGTTCAGTTCTTCGGAAGTGGATTTAACCGGCGTAAGTAAATCACTGAACCAGCCCCACAAGGCCTGCACCCTGTCACCCATCCACTGAAACACGGGTCTGAGCGGCTCAAAGGCGGCGCAGATGGGCGCAGCAGCGGCTTTGAACCCTTCCACCACGCCCCCCAGAAATGCACCGATGGGCTGCCAGTATTTCCAAACAACCAGCGCCACACCAGCCAACGCAGCCACAACCAGCCCTATCGGGCTGAGCAGCGCACCCAGCAGGCCACTGACGGCAAATAGAGCAACGCGCAACAGCGCCAGCGGACCAGAAGCCAGTAAACGCAGCACCCCGCCCGTGCGGGTCGCAGCAGCTGCGGTGGAAGGTAAAGCCTTAACCGACAGCATAGACAGAGCGAACCGGATCACCGCAATCGGCCCCAGCACAGCAGCAACCGCCACCGCCAGCGTACCCAGCCCGACAGTGATCACCGCCGTAGCCGCCGCCAATTTCATCAGCGTGCCAGCCAGCACGGGATTCTGCTCCACCCAGTGACGCAGCGCCCCGGTCACGCTCTTAACCATACCCATAATATCCATCAGCGGCTGGCGCAAAGTTTCCCCCAGGCTGCTGAAAGCGTTCTGCGCGCCCGTCTTAACCAGCAACCACTGCGCAGACAATGAATCCTTGTTAATGTCGGATTCTTTCTGCATGGAGCCATTAGCACCACTGCCTGATGTGAGTTTCAACTGGCGCTGCAGCTCAGGCAGGTTGTTAGCCAGCTTTGCCGCATCATCGCCAAACTCTTTGCCAAAAAGCATCGTCATTGCAGACAGGCGCTTGTCCTGCGGCAGATTGTTGACCTTCTCCAGAACCCGCTGAATGGTGCCCATGGCATCGGTGGTCATCTGCTTTTCAATCTCCTCCGGATTGAGTTTCAGCAGATTCATACCTTCAAAGAAGCGTTTACTTTGCATGGTGGCAATGGACAGCTCACGCACCATGGCATTAGAGGCGCTGGCGGCGATTTCCGGGGCAGCCCCCAAAGAAAGGAATGTTGAACCCAGCGCCGCAGCCTTTCGGAAGTCAAGCCGGTCAGCCACGCCCCCCATACGCTGCAGGACGTTGATAATGTCCCCACCCTTTGACATGGCGTTATCGTCCAGGTAGTTCAGCGCATCGCCCAGTTGTTCAATATTGCGCGTCGGCACTTTATAGAGCTGCGCGATTTTCCCCAATCCTTCCGCCAGCTCATCGGCGGGCAGCTCAAAGGCCGTTGCAGCTTTTGCCGCCGTGGATGCAAAGGCCAGCAGGTCACGTTTCTGGTCCTCAAAGGGATCGTCCTGGCTGGTCACGCCCATACGCGCGCCCCCTTCAACCAGCGCGGCATAGTCTATAGCGCCATTCTCCATCGGCAGTTGTTCACTGGCGGCCTTGATGGCATCCTGCATGTCATAAAACTGTTTTGTACGGTTGCCGTTATCGTCCCGCAGCCCGTTTACCTGCTTTGCCACGCCTTTCATGGCATCTTCCATGCTGGCGTAGCTTTTCACTGCAGCCATAACCGGCGCACCCATTGCCAGCCCGGCAGCTGTGGTGGTGGCTCCGGCTCCGGCTATGCGATCCCGAACCTCAAGACGGCGCGAATACTGATCACGAACCGCATTCATTCTCGCCTGCTGTTCACCCAGGCGTTTCAGGGATTTTTGCTGTCGCTCCAGTGCCAGTCGGGTTTCATCGGCGTTCTGCCATAGCTCACGCTGTGCGCTGCTCAGTTTCTTTGTATCAAGCCCCGCCTCATTCAGCGCAAGGCGCTGACGCTGCACTGACTGACGCAGCCCGTTATATTTTCCCTGTAAATCGGTGACGCGATTTTTAGCCTGCTCAAGCAGTCTGGCCTGTGCTGCCGTCGGGCGGTTGGTCGCAGTAAACTGCGTGGCGAGTTTTGCCGCTTCTTCGCGGGCGGCTTTAAGGCTGTTACCTGTGACTGCCAGCTGCGCGCTGGCCTTACGGAAGCCATCAATTCTGCCCGCCTGAGAATCTAACTCTTTCAGCCGGGCGCGGCTTTGCTGAATAGCGGCAGCCAGCTCTTTTGAGCTGGCCTGCGCGGATCGAAATGGGCGGGTGAGCTTGTCAACCGCATTCAGAATCACCTGCAGACGCAGGTTATTGTCACTCATCGCTGGCCCCGCTTCTCTGAATCGCTTTGTGCCGCCACTCCAGCACCTCAGTCAGCGGCATAACGTCAGTGATGGACGGCGACCAGTGAAAGATGGTGGCGATATCCGCCACCAGGTCATCAATCGTCAGGCTGTCGGTAAACCGGCAAGCACCGACTTCTTCAACAAAAAAGTCACCACCTCGACCGACAGCGCGGTGAGATCGGCGGGGTCCAGTTCAGCCATTTCCTGTGCGGTCAGCGTTGGGGTGGAAATACGCGGGATCACTGTCATCATGGCCCCCACGTCCATATCCATAATGGCCTGCAGGCGGGTGCCGCGCAGCGCACCGGACTGCGGCTTACGCAGCACAATTTCGGTGATTTGGGTTTTACCGCGCATGACTGGCGTATCCAGTTGTACGGTTTTTTCAGTCAGCTTGTCGCTCATGTTCGTTTCCTGTTAATCAGATACTGCCGCGGATCACCGCGCCGTTAAGTTAAATCAGAGGCCAAGGGCGTTACGGTGTGCTTCCATCAGGTCCACGCCGTCAACGATTTCAATCATGTTGACCAGATCAACCTCATAGAGCACTTCGCCGTTAATGGTCAGCTTCGCGTAGCTGTTGGTGCTGCTGACTTTGGTGGTGCTGCTCTCGCCGGTTTTCCACTCGCCGGAATCCACTTCTTTATGACGCCCGCGCACAACCAGCTCAATGGCCTGCACTTCGCCGGTATCGTCACGCTGAATAGAGCCGGTGAAACGCAGCTGGATGCCGTCAACGGTTGCCTTGCCCATCTGCTTGAATAACAACAGTTCGGTGCCGCCGATTGAAAATTCCGTGTCCAGTGCGCCGTCATCCAGCCCCATATCCACATCCACCGCGCCCGGCATACCGCCGCCGCGATACTTCTCAAACTTGCGGGTGAATTTCGGCAGAGTCAGGGACTCAACGATCCCCTGCCAGTTGTTCCCGTCGTTGAACAGGTTCAGGTGTTTTAACTTGCGTGGTAATGCCATGTATCCCCCTTATGCACTGACACGGCTGGCAAAATCGACCAGGTAGCGATCGGTGATGCGCTGGCGCAGCATCAGATTTTCAAGCGGCGGCACAGGCGTGTAGTCGTAGTCGATGGTGAGCTTCCCGGCTTTCAGAGAGTCTTTATCGTTCACTGACTCATCCAGCCAGCAGTCAGCCCCGATGAGGTATCCCTGATTTACCAGGCTGCGTAATTTGGCGCGAATACCTTCGATAATGTCGCGGGCCAGTGACGGATTCAGTGGCTTATCCACCGCCCACATATGCCCCTCTGCAATCGTGTCAGCCAGCACCTGCGCCGTGCGGGTGTAGTTCTCAAACGCAAACAATGGATCGTCACTGAGGCAGAGGGAACCCCAGAAGCGGAAGCCGTCTTTGCAGATCAACGTGGTGACGTCGTTCTGGTTCAGCAGTCCCGCGTCCGTTGCCGGGTCCTGCAGATCCCAGAATACATCAGCGGAAAGACCGGTGACGCCATTCACACCCACGTTGGACAGGGTTTTGTGCCATCCGGTCTGTTCGTCGATTTTGGCGCGCAGACCGAGCGCACGTGCGGAGGCGTAAGCCGTCGCATCGGCTTTCAGAACGGTGTCAAAGTTGATGAAATCAGGCCAGATCAGCATCCCTTCTCGCTGGCTGAAATTGTCCCGGTAAGCAATGGCTTCCTCCACCGTCTTGCAGCCATAGGCAGACAGGTAGGCAAACCCGCGCAGGCTCTGCGCAATACTCATCAGCTCAGTGGCAACCGCCTGCGTGTCATGCCCCGGCACACCGAGAATGCGCGGCTTAACTTTCAGCTGCGACTGCGCAGAAAGCAGCGCTTTCATCCCCGTTTTTTTACCGTCGGACGTGACGCCACCGATAATATTGGAGGTGGTTTCCGCTTCGGTTTCGCCCTGCGCCACGCGCACAACAACCGTCACGGGTTTTGACTGGTCGGCAATCGCATCCAGCGAACGGGCCAGCGTGCCGGACTCGCCTGCTTTACCGCTGGCCTCCAGCACATCAGTCAGCAGAACCGGCTTATTGAGAGGGAATACGGACGCATCAGCATCATCGCCGGTGCAGACCATGCCCACGATAGCGGTGCTCACCGTGGTGATAGATCGGGTGCCCTCGTTGACTTCAACAACGCGCACCCCGTGGTGGTAATCCTGAGCCATAAGGCATTATCTCCGGTTGACAGGGATGCCTTATGTTCAGTCTTAGATGTATGCTTAGCACGTACGATGCTTTGTACTGGTTATGACACAATGTAAACGAGAAAAAAAAGAACTTGCTGGATTTGATTTAAGTTTATTGCTTACTCAAGCATCTGACTTAAACCAACTTAAGAAACCCCCAACAAAAATAGAACTGTGATATATCATCAACAAATTCAAAGATGGAATGTTAGAGAAAATTCTGATAATATTGCAAAATCAATATTTGAGTCCTAAGTAACTTAATAAAGCAAGCTCGGTGATCTGATGGAATGCATAGAAAAAGACTTGTCAAAAGGCATTAATTTTACTCGTTCAACAGCTTGCATTTTGGTTGTTATTCTACACATTGCCGGTTATGGTTTTTACGAAAATGGTGAAAACTGGCAAACCGCTAATATTATTGACTCTTTTACTAGAGTATGCGTACCTCTTTTCATAATGATTACGGGTACCCTTCTTATACAACAGAAATCAGTTAAACCTATTCGTCGCATTATCAAAATAGTATATTGTTTATTATTTTGGTCTATTTTTTATACATTCGCAGACGACCTACAATTTAATAATATTATTGACTGGTGTCTAACAATCGCTAAAGCACCAATAAAATATCACCTATGGTATTTATATGCCTGCATTGGTTTCTACTTAACACTCCCGATACTGAGTGCATTTTATTGTAACTCTCATCTAAAATATTCCTTGGCATATATAGCAATATGGTTTTTCTTGTCAATATTCTCTATTTTAGATAAAGTTCTTAATTTAAATGTCGATTTATTCATAAATAACTATCAATTATCGACCTTCATAAACCTGACAGGTTACCTTCTTCTTGGTAAAGTAATTGCGCGAGCATCCATTCCTTATGGCAACAAATTAATCACAACCATTTCCCTATTAATATTCATTTCATCTAGTTTAATAACCGCATGGATAACATCATACTGGAGTGAGTACAATCAAAAACCAAATGCGTTATTTTACTCCAACCTTTCACCCTTGGTGATAATTGCATCCGCTTCATTATTCTTTTTTTTACTGAACATATCCAAAACGATTAAAGATTCAAATATAATTATATCTTTTATTCCTAAGTATACATTAGGGATATATTGCATTCACATATTCATCCTTGAAGCATTCATTAAATTCTCATTTAAAAATCAAGATATGAATTTATCATTCTTTAGCACCATATGTATTGCAGTGTTGATTTTTCTTACCAGCCTTGTAGTAACATTTATTTTAAAGAAAATCCCAATACTGGATAAAGTATTATGAGCTAAGCAAAACATGCCACATCGCACCAGTTGATGCAAACTGGTGCGATAATTACATACAATTATTTACGGTTGATTTGGCCAACTGATGTCTGTAATGGTAGAGATTTCCATCCTCATCAATGTAATCCTATATTCTTTCCATAATTTTAATGCTGAAACTTCTTCCTCCGTTGCAATATCCATATCAAAAGCATCTTGTCTCCATGCAATCTCCGCATTGGCCTTATTCAGAAGAAATTGCTTCTGATTTGCAATCTGATTAAGTTGTTGTTCATCAGTTACTGAAACCCCATCAACAAGAATTGGCTTTCCATTATTATCCGCCTGAATAAAACGCCCCTTGCCCTGACCTTCAATTAGTTCTTGGTATAATTCATCAGCAATAGGAATTGCGTTTTCTGGAACATCATTACTCTCACTATTATATAAACCTAATGGAACGGCAGTGAAATATTTCAT